TTTAAAAGACGCATATCGCCACCTTCTATTTTAAAACGAGCTCCTGCATATCGACCAAATATAACCCAATCTCCCTCTTTACACCAAGCACCGTCTGGAAACTTATTCATGTCTCCATAGGCATCAGGTCCAAGTTTAACAACATAACCTACAACAGTTGCTAACCTTTCCTTATCAACTGTTTGTTTAGCTAAGTGTATGCCACTTTTCGTTACTGATGGTGTAGAAAAAGGAAGGATTAATATCCTATATCCTGTGGGGTGCGGTAATTTTTCCGTGTGCGAGTCTAATGTCTCAACAGTAAGCGTAGGCTCTTGTTCTTCTTGAACAGAGTCTTCGTCTTGACTGCCAAAATTGTCAACTCGATTTGGAACAGTTTCAGTCATCTATGTCCTCCATATTTGAGTTTAAGGTTTGAATTTCCTGCTCCGCTATATTCAAACCCGCTATTTCACCAACTATTCTCTGATATTGTTCAATATCTTGAACTCCACCAGTAGCTAGTGTTTGCGAAAGATCTTCTTTTCTCTTTCGTAGTTTTTGGAGCAAATGCTCCGCTACTTTGATATAATCCATTAATTATTTAATAGATCGATACCAAAGAAGTCCTTTTGTCTGTCCATAAGCAGCTTTTACTTTCGCCTTTTCAGGTTTATCTAAGCATTCACCTGCTTTAACAGATTGAGTTTTTGTATCATCCTTCATAGTAGGAAAACTAGGGGCTGCCTTAGTTTTCTTAGGTGAAGGAGACGGGTACTTATCGTTTCCATAATAGTCACGCATTAGTTTTCTCCATTTTGTTGTCTAGTTTCTTTTACTGTTTTAACCAGTTCGGTATAGTTCTTTTCAAGATCTCTTTGGTTTTTCATCTCTAGTTCTTGTAAATCAATTGCTGCTTTCGTATCTTCAACTTGAAGATCAGCCTGCATTTTTTCACGTTCTATTTGTGCATCAAGATCAGCTTTCATTAACTCAACTTCTTTATCTCGAGCATCTTTTTGTTCTTTTTGCATTAATTGATCTTTTTCTAACTGAAGTTGTTGTTCAAACATCTGTCTTTGTGGATCAGGGTTTTGCATCGCTTGTGCCATTGCTTGTGCTTGACCTGTAACTATTTGTGTAGCTTCTGCTGCTGCTACCGCTATTTCATTCATTACTTCAGGTGGTAGTTCTTGGTCTAGTGGTGGTAATGGTTGTCCAAGTGCTTGTTCAATCTGAATTCTATACAACATAGCTTGGTGCTCTTGAATATTTGCACCTATTGCCTGCATTACAGGTGGGTTTTGTTGAACCATTGGATTTTGTAAAAATGCACTATGTGCTGCGATATATGCTTCATGATTTTGAAATTCAAACGCTTTTATCGGATTTCCAGTTAATGCAGCTTGTTCTTCACTAATTGGATCTCTTGGAGGAACTTCTTCTTCTCTTGGTAGTATTGCATCTATGTCTTTAATGTTTAAAGCAAGATACATTTTACGATAAGCTTCTTTTAAATCATGTAACTCAGGTGCTGCTTGTGCCATTTGTAATTGTGTTTGCGCAAGTACAATTCTTTGAGTCATACTGAATATATTAGGATCACTTATAGGAAGTACGTCTACAGAATTATCGAAGTCTTCTTGGAAAATACTTTGAGAAGCACCTTGCACCTGATACGGATATTCAGGGGGAAGGAACTCACCAAACACCCTTTTTAGAATTTTAAATTCTTGTCTTTGTGCGTAATGCAATCTTTTATGGATCGCAGACATAACTCTTTGACCTTTTTCCAAAAGGGCGACAGTAGTTCCTACTGGGGCTTCAGAATTACCGTCGCCTGTTGGTTGTTCTACCGTTGCGGCGAACTGTTTACCAGAATCGATTAAAACTCCTAATAAATTCGTTAATGTTGCACTTGGTTCTTTATAAGGTAACGGAAGGAAGGAATCTGACAATCTTCCTCCTGGAACGTCAACATCTCTCCATTCTCCTGGTTGTAATGGGTCATCATGTTTTTGAATATTCAACCCTCGAGACTTAAAACCAGCAGGTAAATTGGAAAGAGTCCCCGCGTCAATTAATTGCCTTAATATTGCAGTAACAGACCTAGTTAACCCGCCCATCATGTGAATTAAACCAAATCCATAAAATCCTAATCCTGGTAAAAATTTAAAATGAGTAAAATGCTCAATCTTTTTACGCATCGGATCGTTAGGGTTGTAATTTGGACGAATTGACAAAATATCGTTTGTGTCTTTACAAATTGTAACAATATAGGGTAATGCTATGCCTGTTTCTTCGCCGTTAGCGTCTACATCTTCAAAACCTTCAATATCTAAATCAACATGAACCTCTAATAAGGTGTATTCTTCATTATTTGAAGTTCTAGACAAACCTTCTATCTCGTTCATCTTATCATCTAGTTCAGTTGCGTCAATAGTTCCTGGATCTCCCATAGAAACGTCGCGATAAAAACCAGAAATTTGTAATTTGCGTAATTCGTTCTCCGTCATGTACATAACGTGTGTAATTCTTGGTGCAGTAAGTAAATCTACGGCGTAATACGGAACAACTAAGTCTTCCGCTTTAATAAATCTTGCTGTTGCCCTTCCTAAAGACGGATCGTAGTAAATTTTCTTAAACGCAGAACCAGATAACGGTAAATAAAACAATAATTGATCCATTTCTGGGTCATATTCTTCCATTTTATAGGTTATTTGGTAATTCATGAAGTTTTTAACACGATTTGCCTTTTCTAACTTAGCGTCGTTAGTAACTCCAAGCACTTCTACGTCTACTGGTCCGCCAGCAGGCAATAATTCTTTATAAGCTTGAGATTGAAACTGTGTTACGGCTTCAGAAAGTATAGGGTGGTGAACTCCTGACGCTCCTTCAAACGGTTGTGACCTATCTTCGCCACGAATTCCTAATAAATCTAATCCTTTACTAAAAGTTGTGTACCAATCGTCTCTAGAATTTAAATCTTCTTCATAAGAATCAACTAATTCTGAAGCAATTTCTTGTAATTGATTTTCTTCTAACGCTTCAGCAATGTTTTCACCGAATTTTAAATTTGTTTGTTGTTCAGGATCGTACCCTATTGTAGCAGAACCGTCTTCTGCTAAAAATACTTCTGTGTTTTGTGGATTAAGCATTTCAGGTTGCTCAATTTCCAATTCAATTTCTTCTTCTGCTCCTGGAATAACAGAAAATGGTTGTCTCTCTATAGCCATATATACAAACTTTACTACTTATTTCATTAATAATAAACCCTTTGCGTTCTTGGGTAATCAAACTCGTCTTCGTAATCACTACTTAAGGTCAAAAATCCGCCTTCTCTAAACCTTGCTAAAGCCAATGTTGTAGCGTCTACTAAGTCATCGTTTTCGCCTCCTGGAAAATCGGAAACTTCTTCTTTTAATTCTTCTCCCCACCTGTTATCAGGCACCCAAATCCTACCGTCTTGGAAAATTGGGCTGACTGCGTTTAATCTTGCAATCTTATCTTGCCCTTTTCCTGGACTAAACGTGTTTACGGGAATACCTATTCTGCGTAGTTCCTGAACTAACGGAATCCCACTCGCCTTCGCTTCAATAATTACCGTATCGGGGTCCCAATAATCAAATAAACGTAACGCTTCGTTTTTTAATTCAGGAAAATCAAAACGTTCTTTAATACAATCTAACAAAATTAAATGTGCTTCCCCGCCCGCGTAATTTTCTTCACCTATTTTTCCTTCTGGGTACCAAACACCCCAAGTAGTTATAGCTGTAAAGTCGGCTCTTTCGGATTTTAAAAACGCTGTATCGTAACTTTGAATAATATACTCACATGAAGGAGGCTTATCTTCTTCCCAAACCATAAACCAGTCTTTAGGAATAATTGATATACCTTCTCCTGTTGGTCTTTGCATGTATTGAGAAGCCCATTTCGACGGACTAACGGAAGCTTTAATTGTATTAAGTTCTTCTAACGACCAAAAATTTTCCCAAAGGGATTTACCACTAGGCAAAATCGCAGGAAACTCAATTAATTTCCATTGGTCTGCTCCATCGTCTTGAGTCATCTTTTTAATTAACCTACCTGTTAAATCTTTTTTCGACCAACGGGTCATTACAATTACGATTGCACCTCCAGGTTGTAACCTCTGACGAGGTCCCGCCATAAACCATTCGTAAGCTTCATCCATCGCTTTATCAGACATAGCGTCTTGTTCTGAATGCGGGTCGTCAATAATAAACAAATCTGCACCCCTACCCGCTAACGCACCACCAATACCTGACGCGTAATATTCTCCACCCTGACTTGTCAGCCATTTACCTGCGGAACGGCTATCTGATTTCAAGGAAGTATCTGGAAACAATTCTTTGTATTCTTCTCCGTCAATTAAATCCCTAACTTTTCTACCAAAGTTAATTGCTAAATCGGCGGTGTGTGTTGCCTCAATAATTTTTAGTTTAGGATTCTTACCTAACAAATACGCAGGAAACAAGTGTGACGCAAATTCTGATTTCGTATGTCTAGGCGGCATATTAATGATTAGCCTTTTTAACTTACCTGATGCTATTTCATCAAATGCCGCCGCCATTTGTTTGTGGTGATTTCCATCAATAAACTCTGTCCATATAGTACGAACAAATTCCATAAAGGTGCTAGTGGATTTTTCTTGGAATTCGCGTTTTTCGAGTTCTTCTAATAAAACAGTAAACTCTTTCGCTTCTGCTTTGTTGAGGTAATCTAAGTTAATTCCTTTAAGAAGTTTTAACTTTTCTTTTTTGTCTTTCGACATGTTTTATTTTAATGATTCAATTAATCTAGAATATTCTTCAAGCAACCTGTTGTAATCTTTTGAAGGAGCTTCGTTTGCTGCAATTTTAGATCGATTTAATCTTATAGCGTCTTCTAAAAACTTTTGACGATTAGCTAATTGTTCTGTTCGTTTTGCAGCCCCTACTTTTTCCATTTGGCTTTTAGCGGGAGGGCTATTCATAATGCCTTTTGGTTTAATAAAGTCAATCATGGCTCTATCGGTTTCACTTACACCACCCGTATTTCTGCCTCCCCTTAAAGGCAACGGTAATTGCGTAGGCTGTTCAACGTTAATTGGTCCTCGCGGTCCGCGTTTAGTGGTTAACTGTCTGCCTGTTTTTGTTAATGGTGGAATAATCATACGAGACATAT